CGTGAGCCCGCCCAGGAATATGTGCCCATCGTTGCCGTACGTGGTGACGTCGTGTTCGTCGGCCTCGAATTTCAGCTCCGAATTGTCGCAGTACTGCGACAGGTCGTCCCCATCAAGGGAAATGAACGTGACCTTCCCGTGAACCTTTGCCATTGTCAGCCATCTCCTATGATGTCCAGGTCGAACAGCGCCGCCAGGTAGTCGGCGGCGCCTATGCGCACGACGTCGAATTCCGCGCGGACCACCCGCACTGTGTCAAACGCCGTGTATGTGCCCGCCTCGAGGACGGCTTTTATGGAGCTGGCCCCGGAGCCGTCCACGTACGCGGCCACCAGGTCCCGGGTGGTGCGGTCGTGGACCTTCCCCACGGCCACGATCACCGGCAGTGTCATGGTGTCTGCGCCCCGGTCATAGGTGGCGTCAAAGGTCAGCTCTTCTGGATAGGACACGATGGCCGCGGGTGGGGTGATGCTGTCCGGTGGGTACGCGAAGCACCGCAGCCCGGTGATGGTGTCGAGCTGTGTGGCCACAGCGTCCATGACGTCGCCCAGGTCCACGGTCAGACCGCCGCCCACCATCGGACAAAGCCGCTGCCCAGGGCCACGGCCACGTCCGGGTCCAGCTTCGCCAGGAGCCGAACTTCCGACCCCTGCTCCGGTGAGCCGGCCACCCCGTACGGCGAAAATCTGCGGGCGTGAAACCGTGACGCCTGCAGCAGGGTGGCCTGCTCGACGGGGGCGGGCACCGCGTCCCAGCCCCAATTCGGTGACGTGGCGGTGACGCCGTACTCCTCGCTTGTGGGCTGCGCGGCGCTTTCCGGGTCCACCACAAGGCGCTCGTACGGCTTCCCCTTGAACCCGGCGTTTACGGGCTCGAGGGTATAGACGTCGATGGCGTCGCCGTCCGCGTTTTCCACGGTCAGATCAGCGGAGTCGTGCAGGTCGTCCAGCTCCACAACCCACCTGCGGCGGTCGCGGTCCCAGCACGGCGTGTACTTCCGGGCCTCCGCAGAGGCCACCTTCCCGAATTGCCGGTGACAGTGCCGGTCCATCGCCCTCGACGCTGTGGTGATGGCGAGCGCCAGCTCCGCGTCGTCCGCGGTGTCTGTAATCCTCAGATAGGATTTCAGCTCCGCAGCCGTCACGTAGTCCGGCGCCCACACCATCTCAGGTCACGCCTTCCGGGGCGGCGCGGGAGCAGTGCCCGCGTTGTGAGCAGCCTTCTGCCCGTCCTCGGCCTTCCGTGCGCGGGCTGTCTTCGCCAGCGCCTTGCTCTTGTTTTCCCGGTACGCCTGCACGGCCTCCGGGTTGCCCTTGATGAGCATGTGTGATTCCACCCTTTCATGATCGTTCTACAGCTGGTTTTTGATCTTGGCTTTTATGTGGTGATGTTCTCGAGGGTGGCGTACGCGGAGCGGTTCTGAATGTTGCCGTCCGCCCGCTCCCAGGACACGTACTCGACCTGGCCGTTGTTCATGCGCGTCCACGGGTTCACCACGAGGGTGAACGGCGAGACGCGGCGGATGACGTAGGCCTCCCGCAGGTCGCCCAGGGCGGCGAAGCCGCCGGCCACGCCGTCCGCGGTGACGGCGTTGCAGCCCTGGTCGATGACGACCGGGTATCCCAGCAGCTCCCGCTGCGGGGCCTGCCCGATGCCGGACTGCGCCTGCGGCTGGATCAGGGGACGGCCATCAAGGTCCACGATCCTGCGGATAGCAGTCCAGGTCCCCTTCGACATCACCCACTTGGCGTTTTGCTCGTACTCGGGGTCCAGCGCGGACTCGACGTCAAGGATCTCGTCGTAGTCGATGGTGGCTTCCACGTCGAGGACGACGTCCGCGGTGAGCCCGTCGTGGAGCAGTCCGAACGGGAGCGTGGTGCCGTTGCCGTTCACCCAGTCCGCGGCCTGCTTGCGCTGGATGCGCGTCCCGAGCGCGCGGGCCACTAGGCCCTGCACGTCGAACTGGGCGTCCTGTAGCAGCTCCACGGACACCCGCAGTGGGGTCGTGGTGCCGGCGCCTGTGGACGTGTACTTGAACGCCCCGAGCGCGATGGTGCCGAACGCCAGGTCGTCGCCGTCCGCGAATGCGGCCTCTTCCGCGGTGATGTCGCCGGAGTTGGCCGTGTCGTCCAGGGACGGGTACTCGAGGTCGCCGCCCTTCTCTGTGGAGAATGAGTCGACCTCCGCGGCGAGCCCGCCGAACGCGAGCCGGACCTCCACCAGCTTTTGCCGGAACTCCGGCGACACTAGGTAGCCGCCCTCGGAGTCGGTGCCGACCTGTTGCGCGTTGCGCAGCTCTTGCAGGTCGGCGTTCGGCACCCCGGTGCGCAGGTACGCCTCAAAGGACCGGTTCAGGTCCTCGAACTCGTCGCGGGTGGACAGGTCCCCGGGGATGATGGCGTCACGGACGGGCATGTTGTATGCCCGGTTACGCGCCCGGATTTCGCGGTCACGGTTCGCCGTGGCGAGCTGCGCCTCGAGGTCTTCGTAGTTCGTGGCCTCTTCTTCGGTGAGGGCCCGGCCCTGCGAGCCGTCCAGAATGGCCTGTAGCGCGGCGAGGATTTCCTCGACGGTCATTTTACTCCCCTTCCACGGAGCAGCCGCGCCCGTGCGCGGATTACTTGACTGCGCCGATCTTCCGGCGCCGGTTCGGTGGTGTCGTTTACTACCTGGTCCGCGAGGCCGGCCTCCACTGCCGCCGCCGCAGAATACCAGGTTTCCGTCTTCATGGCGTCCCGCCATTTCGCCACGGTGCCGCCCGCGCGGTCCGCGTAGATGCCGGCGATGGTGTCGGACAGCTCGTTCAGCAGGTCCGCCATTTCTTGCATATCCGCAGCGTTTCCGAGCACTATGCCGGAGGCGTCGTGGATCATCATTTTTGCGGGCTTTTGCATGGCCACCGTGTCCCCGGCCATCGACACGAACGAAGCCGCCGATGCGGCCACCCCGTCCACGGTGACATCCACCGTCGCGGGGTGATCCAGCAGCGCCGTGTAAATGGCGATGCCGTCGAACACGGCCCCACCCGGGCTGTTCACCCGCAGGTCGATGACCGGCGCTGTGATGGCCCGAAGCGTCTTCGTGAACGATGCCGCGGTCACGTCCTCTTCGGCCCAGTCGTCTCCGATGTAACCGTAGATGAACACTTCCGCGCGGTCGCCGTCCGTGTTGCCGATCTTCCACCAGTCCCCGCCGCGGTTCTGTGGGGGCCTGGTCATGGCCCGCCCACGGTCCGCCAGCTCTTGCAGCCGTCCCCACGACCCGTGGGCGAGGGCGTGCTCAATGGGCCGGGCGCGGCTCACGACAGCGCGTCTTCCAGCTCGAGTTGCCCGCCGCTACTGACGCGGAGCACATCCCCGCCGTCGATGGGTGGCAGGTTCCGAATCTTCCGGGCTTCGTTCACGGTCAGCAGCCCCGCTTTCACCTGCTCGATCAGCAGCTTTATCTCGTCCTCCGGTGTGGGCCGCTCGAGGCCGGCGAAGTCGAACTCCGCGAAACGTGGCCGCGCCAGCAACCGCGATAGGCGCTGTTCAAAACGCATGGTCCAGCCCAGCAGTGTAAACCGGCCCAGGCCGCGGTTTTGCTCCGCGACGCCTGTACCCCACGACGTCTGTTTTTCGGTTTGCATGAGCAGGTGCGGCGGCACCCCAGTCCAGCGCGCTATTTCCTCAATCTGAAACTGGCGGGACTGCAGGAATTGCGCGTCTTGCGCGCTCATTGTCCACGGTGTGAAGCGCAGTTTCCGGTTGACGAATGCCACTTCGCCGGCGTTTTCCCAACCGCCCACCTTGCGGTCAAGGCCCTTTTTTATGTCCTTCGCTTCGTCCTCGTCCACGTCCTCTTCTGTGGACACGAGCCCGGAGATCAGGGCGCCGTTTCCGAACATCTTTGCTGCGGCCCGGTCCCCGGCGATGTGCGTCCCCAGGGAATGCCGCGCCACCCCGATCAGGGACAGTCCGCGGAGCCCGTCCAGGGATGGCCCCATGACCTGTGTCATGGTGTCTTGTGTGAACGCGCGCCGGGTGCCATCGGCCAGGGTGGCGCCGTACACCTTGCGGCCGGTGTAGGTGCCATCGGAGCGCCGTTCCCACGCGGGCGTCACGGCCAGTGGGTGCACGGGTGTGGCGCCGACTGTGGCGCCGGCCAAGTTTCGCACGTGCTGCAGGTACACGTTCCCGTGCAGCAGCCCGTGCAGCAGACACGTTTCCTTCCATTCGTACGGTGTGAGCCCGTCCTCAGTGCCCGGGTCGTCCACCCATGACGTCATACGCTGCCGTTCGCCTTCCGCGGTGTCGCGGAAGGTGTGCAGCGGCAGGGATGCGATGGTGCCGGAGATGAGCATGACCGCCCGCCAGAATGCGGCGATCCCGAGCGCGGAACCCTCCCCGACGTTCACCCCGGCGTACGTGGGTGACAAGCCGAAGTACCCCGCCAGCGCGCCGGGGTCCGAAATTGAGATCAGCGTGTCGTTACGCGGCGCCTCGCGGCGCGTCCACGGCCATCGCACGCGGGACAGTGTGTCACAGCGGTCGTGGGGCTCACAGCACGAACGCGCCGTGGCGCCGCTTATTTTCGCGCGCCGCCAGCGCGGCCCATACTGCGGCCTTGACGCCGTCCGCGGGCGTTGTGCTGCGCAGCCGCGGCCCGTCCACACCTGGGGATGTGCGCAGCGCGAGCACCTGTGCGGCCAGCTCCGCGCCGCCGTCGTGGGCCAGGACGCCATCGGTCAGCAGCCGGGCCAGATCCTCCACGGCGGCGCGTACGGTGCCCTTCTGCGGCGTGGTGCGCACACCCGCGGCCTTCCATGCGGGGTCATTGCAGAGTGAGGCGCCCACCAGCACTGGGCGACGGAAGCCCGATGTCTTGACGGCTTCCACGGCGCCGGCCACGTCGTCGTACGTGGTGACGCTCACGACGGCCGCCCCGTCCATGTGCCACGCCTGGGCGACGTTCACACCCTCGGTGTACCAGTCCTCCACGGCCACGGCGTCCGGAGCGCAGTCGTCCGGGGCGTCGGCTGTGAGCGCCGCCCACGCCTCCTCGGACACCACGGGCTTGCCTACCTCGCGGCGCTCCCGCAGCCGCCAGACGTTCAGGTATTGCGCCTCGAATCCGCGCAGCGGGTCGGGGTCGTCCAGCTCGGGATCATCTTCGCCGGCCAGCGCTTTCTCGTACTTCGTGGCGATCATTCGGCGCCGGTCGTCCGACCAATACGGCGACGCGGCGCGCCACGCGGCCGGGTCCGCCGGGTCCGAGCCTGGGCGGGCGCCCCACAGCAGCAACAGCGTCTCCGGGTCGTCGGTGGTGAACGCGTGCTGCAGTGTGGTCCGCATGAGACTGGTGGCGCGGCGGTGCGCCGTCGAGGTCAGGTGAACCTGTGCGCTGCTGCGTTCGAGGGTCGCGGGCTCGAGCCCTTCGGACACGGTGTCAGGTTCGACATCCCACCCCTCGTCCACTATGCCCAGGCAGGCGTCATATCCGTACACGGCCCGCTGCGCTCGCACGAGCCACCGGTCCCCGTGGGGGCTTTCCACGGCCTCCTTCCCGTTGGCTCGGGACACCGTCCACCCGTTCTCTTCGCACCATCGCCATGCCCCCCGCTGGATCTCGCGGCAGATGGCCACGTCGGAGCCTGTGTGGATGACCACCTGCGGCTCACCGAACAGCTCCGCGTGCGCCATCCGCCACAGCGCCAGCGCGCGAACGCGCACAGACTTGCCGGCGCGGCGCGGCGTGGACTCCACGACGGACCTGTGACACAGCGTGCCGTCCTCGCGGTGCTCGAGCTGCCGGGTGATGGCCAACACCTGCCACCATCGCAGCGTCATCCGTTGCGTGGCCTCGATCCACTCGACAGCCTCCGCGCCGTAGGAGCCCACGGCGTCAGCAGGTGGCGGGCTCATCGCCAGCGGCGCCGCGGCGTCGTCGGGCACGTGGGCGAACCGCTCCAGCCATGGGTGCCGGGCCAGTGTCGCCGGGTTCCAGATCAGCTCTGGGCGTAGCTCGTAGGCTCCCCCCGGAGCGAGAGAATCTGAC